ACTCAGTTGCCATATGTATCAGCGTAGCGTAGATGTTTTCTTGGGACTACCATTTAACATCGCTAGTTATGCATTATTGACACACATGTTGGCTCAAGTTACTGGTTTGGTTGCCGGTGAATTGATTATCAGTACAGGTGATACTCACATCTATAAAGATCATATCGAACAAGTAAAAGAACAGTTGACCCGAGAAGAATATTCGTTACCCTCGTTGTACTTAAATCCTGAGATAAAAGACATTGATAAGTTTACTATGGATGATATCAAGTTGCAAAACTATCAAAGTCATGATAGTATAAAGGCTAAGATGGCTGTATAATGCAAAAGGTAATAGTTCATAGTATTAGAATGGGTGATGTAGAAGATCCGGACTTATTTGTCGCTGAACCTATAATTAAGTGGCAACAGACTGATGAGGGTAAGTGGGTCATGGAAAATAGCGCAGAGCAACCTATGTGGCAACGACACATTGACCCTTCTACTTACGGGTACGTATATAATATCGTAGCCTATCTAGACGGCCCCGCATTAACATATTGGAAGTTAAAGTATGAGTGATATATTAGTAACAGGTGGATATGGCCTTATCGGACATAATGTAGTACGCAGACTTAAAGATTTGAAACATCGTGTGATGGTAGTTGATACAGAGACCAACTATGGTATCATACCTCAGGATGAGATCGAACATCTTATGGAACAGCGAAAGAGAAAAGTAGGCATAGTAGAACATGTGAAATTCGATATCAGCGACAGATTCATGATGCATACTATATTCAATAGATTTCAACCTGATATCGTTATACACATGGCAAGTTTTCCTAGACAGAAAGTTGTCAATGCTAATCCACCATACGGTGCTAAGGTCATGAGCGAAGGTTTGCTCAATCTATTAGAAGAAAGCAAACTAGGTTGTGTTAAGAAATTCATTTATATCAGTTCAAGTATGGTCTATGGTGACTTTACTGACGATGTTACAGAAGATGCTAATTGTAATCCTCAAGGACAATATGGCATCATGAAATTAGCAGGAGAATGGCTTGTCAAAGATTACTCGCGCCGAAATTGTTTTAGCCACGCTATCATTCGCCCTAGTGCTGTATACGGGCCACTTGATGTTGAAGATAGAGTTATTGCGAAGTTCATGCTTACAGCAATGCGCGGAGGTGTGCTTAATGTTAATGGAGCCGGAGAGACCCTCGACTTCACCTATGTTGACGACGCCGCAGACGGTATCGTTGCAGCCGCACTGAGTAACAATACAAATAATAAAACATATAACATCACAAAGAGTCACAGTCGTACACTACTTGAGGCTGCTGAATTAGCAGTAAAGATTGTAGGCAAAGGATCTATCAATGTTAGAGACAAAGATAGTGACTTCCCTAGTCGCGGAGCATTGAACATTGACGCAGCCAAACGTGATTTTGGTTATGATCCTAAGGTTGATGTTGAAGAAGGATTCCAGAAATATTACGACTGGCTAAGCACCAGTAATTTTTGGAATAACAAGATAGGATGAACCAGAGTTATTGCTCACTGGCCTGGGTGGGCATTACTACTGATCCGGATGGGTCGCTTAGACCTTGTTGTGTAAGCAGAGATAAAGTCACAAAAGATGACGGCTCATTATATAACCTGGGTGTAGATAAATTAGAAGATATCTATAACAGCAATTTCTATAAAAACTTACGCAGAGACATGCTTAATGGTAGGCACATCGAAGGTTGTGAGACATGTTATAGCAATGAAAAATATGGTAGAGAAAGCCGTAGATTGATAAACAATTCTACGTTTATAGATCAACAGTTTACAGACACTACCTCAGAATTAAAAATACAATACTTAGACATAAGATTAGGCAATCAGTGCAATCTAAAATGTAGGATGTGTAGTCCCATGAATAGCAGCCTGGTCGAAGAAGAATTCAAACAAAATCCGGATCCTGTATTAGATCGCTTTTATCTCAAAAGTGAGATATCCGTTGAAGACTGGTTTGAGACAGATAGGTTCGATGAGAATATCAACGTTCATTTAAAAAATATGGTCACGTTGTATATGACTGGGGGTGAGCCAACGTTAATTAAAAAGAATTATGACATCATGCAACGGTTGATAGATGCAAGTCAGCATGAAAATGTGACGCTGATTATTAACACTAACATGACTAATACTAATCCTAAGTTCTATGCGTTACTTAAGCAATTTAAAAAAGTCATCATACAGATGAGCATAGATGCGATAGATGATCTTGCAACATATATTAGATATCCTACAGAGTTTAATGTAGTGGATAAAACTATTAAAGACTTATTAGCATTGGGTAACAACATAACGTTGAGAGCCGGGCCTGTGATACAAATATTAAATTTAAACAAGTTGACAGATTTGTTCGAATATTGTGAAAAATATAACAGAACATACAAGAAATGCGTGATTGATATACGTCCTGGATTCGTGTTCTTACCTGCACACAATGACATAATGTATCTACCTAAACAATATAAGATAGATTGTTATAGGAAGATATACATGTGGATGTTAGACAAATGTAGATACCAATCTCCACAGTTCAAGAATACTATCAATGCATTAAAAGGTAAGTGCTACGAGGATAGTTTTGATGCTTCCAAGATTAAAGATTTTTTAGAATTCAACATGGCATTAGATAAAATAAGAGATATGAGGCTAGAAAATTACAATAAAGAATTGTATGAGGCTATAAAGCAGTATGCATAATATACCTTTTTTCGGTCTAGCGAGACAATACCGCAATCTAAGAGATGAACTAATAGATGCTACTGATCAGGTATTGAAAAGTGGCACATTGATGAATGGCGAGTTTACTAGTAGGTTTGAATCATGGCTAGCACTCAGGACCAATACTACCTATGCGGTCACTGTGCATAGCGGCACACAAGCATTAGAGATGATAGCCAGATATCATTTAGAACCATTTAGGTCAACATTTGATATAATACCTAAGATAAAGATTCCTAATATAACTTATGTCGCTACATTAAATGCGTTTCTAAATGCAGGTTGGGAAGTAGAGTTAGTAGACACGGATAAGAATGGTTTGATGCATCTCGACCCTGACATATTAGATGATGTAGTCAACTCTGTTTGCTTAGTTGGGTTGTACGGGGCCAATCCTAAAGGTAGTAGTGTATTCAACACAACAATAGTAGACGGTGCGCAACACTGGTTAGTAGCCGATAATGTGGGGGATGCTATGGCTATCAGTTTTGACCCAACTAAGAATTTACCTGCTAGCGGTAATGGTGGTGCTATAGTTACTAATGATAGGCAATTATGGGAGTTTGCATACAGTTATCGCAGTAATGGGAAGCACGAACACGAAACTTACGGAACTAATAGCAGGATGAGTGAACAAGAGTGTGCGCAGATACTTGTTAGAGCAACACATTTAGATGGTTGGCAGTGGCGTAGAAAAGAGATACGTCATTACTACCTTGATGAGTTTAAGAATCTACCATTTCATTGTTTGAGCCGTGATCATTTAGTTCATGCTGATCAAAAGTTTGCTATCTATACAGACAAACGAAACGAATTAAAAGCGCATTTAGATAGCAACGGCATTGAGACTAAGATACATTATGATAAAGCATTAAGCGAATATCCGATAACTGCTAATATACGAAAACCTGACATGATGAGTGCTAGTGTCATGCTGACTAGAGGTTTGCTAAGTTTACCTATATACCCTGAATTGAGTGACGGCGAAGTTGAGCATATCGCCAACGAAGTAAAAAAATTCTTTACTTGTTCAGTTCGTCACTGATCTTTTTCTGTTCAGTATACCATTGTTGCCATGCCTCTAGTAATTTACTACAACTATGATGCTTGGTATAGTTCTTGGTTACAGTCTTTAAGAATTCGCTGAATACTATACTAGGTTGATCTATAGTATCTAATGGCTCACATTTTTCCATCAATACTGCAGGGGCGTCTGGAAATTTCTGTTTGACTGGTACAGTAGTAGAGCATCCGGCTAGCAGTAAAATACAGAGGGCTGTGCAAAATAGCAGTAGTTTTTTACTCATTTCTTATCCTCTGATGGAGCCTCGTTCTTAGCAGCCATATTATGTGCTTTGATAGCGATCTCAGGCACAGTACAAGTGTTATCAAACACTTTGACTTCTCTATCTATATATTCGATTACTTTGTCGCCCTTGACCTTGATTACTTGCTTTTGAGTGATTACTTTTTCAACTATCTCTGTATTGACTACAGCCGATTTGGCCTCGGCCTCAGCGACCTTGACTTCCATCTCTTTGACTCTTAGTTCCCATTTGGCTTTTTCTGCTAATCCGCCCTCTAGATACACGCCTAGAGACAACAATATTAGGCTTATTATCTGTATGGGTAGTTTGTATTTGCTTACGAACGGTATGAAACCAAGCACAAAACCCGCTATAGTTCCTACTACGCCTGCTAGGAATATGAGATGAACCACGAATTCTGGTAACCAGTTGATTATCCACATAATGATATTTATGCGATAAATAGTAAACACAGGGGACTTTATTATGGCTATTCAACTTGTAAATGTAGGTACATTACCTAACGACGGAGAAGGTGATCCGTTACGCACCGCGTTCCAGAAGATCAATAACAACTTCACGTATCTACAGCAGACAAGCACACAGATAACAAAAACTGTGACATTAAATGATGCCCCAAATCAGCCCATATTCACTTACCCGGTAGATGAATACACTATGGCGTTGTTTCAGATAAAGAGTTATCGTGAAGATAATAACGACAGTCAGATGGTTTTCATAGGGTCAGAAGCATATAATGATCTTTCTAATGTGAAGTTCACAGTATACGGTATTACTAACGTAGGCAACTGGTTAACACAATACAATATGGATGTTTTAGATGGTAACGTTAGAATTCTAGTCAGTCCACTACAAGATGAAGTAATAACACATTTTATTAGTTACCAGGTCACATATGAAGGTGATCTAGGGGTAGGCGTGCCTATGATATCAGAAGCAGGTGAAGGACTAGTTACTGAATCCGGTAATGTCTTCATCACTACAGAAGGTTAATATGCGAGCCAAAGAGTTTTTAACTGAACAAGAGTTGAGCGATGTTCACGATGGATTGGATGTCGCATTCCTAGCGTTACCATATACGTATATGATACCTGAATTAAGCAACAGCAACTTCTATGATATCTATCGTTTTGGGGTAGCGATAGCCGCAGTTCGTGGTGAAATGCACAGCGAAGATGGTGTGCAAGATAAAAACAGACCTAAGTTCCGTCCTGAAAGTAAACTAGGTAAGCATCCTACAGTGGGCAGTTTCGATCCTAATGTAGGTAAAGTCATAGATCAAGCATTAGCAAAAGTAAACAGACATGGTAAAGTAGCAGTCAGTAGTCCCGGTAGCGAAGAGATGAAAGATACAAGTAAAGTTTCTCCAGTCAGAGCATTCAAAGGTTATCCAAAATGAGAGCCAAAGAATTCATAGTCGAAAAGAAAGTAGGTGATATCAGTAAAAGACATCAACAGTCAACAAAAGGCTTGCATGTTTTTGCTAATAGTAACTTTGATAGAACCTACGATCTCAATCGTGTCATGATGGCTGTGGCATCAACTGACGGAACATTTGTGCCCGATATTGATGGCGAAAGTTGGGCAGGTAAGTTTAATACTGCACACGCATATACAGAAGTCGAGTCTGATATGCTTAAACAAGCATATAAGGCTGCAGGTATAAAATATAAAGATTTAAACAGTGGTGATGACGAAAGTAAAGAATTAGATAGCACAAATGCTAAAAGCCCAATAAAGCCGTTCAGGGGCTATAAAAAATAATCTACTCATATTTTCAGAATAAGTATTGTTAAATCAACATAGGATTTAACATGCAAAATTTAATCGATATCAACCAGACCTTAGACTTGGTCAAACTCAAACTCTACAACGAGTGGCTTTATACTGCCCACATTTATGACGAGGGCGACAGCAAGATGCACGAAGGCTTGACTATGAAAGTAGTCGAACAGTACATCGACCCATTAAATATTCCCAAAGATGCTAAGATTCTTGACCTAGGATGCGGTCCTGGCTATTTCTTAGATGAGATGAAAAAGCGTGGATACACAGACCTCGTAGGTGTGACATTAAGTCCTGGCGATATCAATAATTGTGAGAGCAAGGGTCATACTATCAAGAAATATGACTTGAGTTTTATTCCTCAGCGTGATGGATATCATGATGAAAGTGTAGACTTTATATTCCTTCGTCATGCATTAGAGCATAGTCCATATCCTATCTTTAGTTTGATGGAATATAATCGTATATTAAAGCAGGGAAGCAAGATATATATCGAAGTTCCTGCACCCGCATGTGATCGTAAGCATGAATACAATCCTAATCATTATAGCATATTAGGTCAGGATCAATTGATCGCTCTACTAAACCGTACAGGATTCAAGATAGATCAATTCCAAGCAGTAGAATTCGGTGTCGCTTTACCTAATGTCAGCAATGATGATGGTACACCTAAAGAGTTCAAAGAACGCTATTTCTGTGTAGTAGCAACTAAAGATCGTCCTTTAGATATCAAGTAATATCACATATCTAAGATAGTAAAGAGGGTGTATATCACCCTCTTTGACTTATATGCGTACCCTGCGTTAGTATAACCTGTATGAGGTATACAGGCTGGAAACACTACTAAGCGATTCTCTTTGAATGGAACCTGTAACAAAGGAGTGTCGCTCTCATAGTCCTGATAAAAACTAGTACCCCCGCAATTGTTCTCACCCATGAAGTGATAACTCAACGTATATCCATTTTCAAAAGGTGAACTATCATCTACATGCATGACATCCCTAAAGGGACTTTCGTTATCGCTGACTAAAAAAACAGTGCTTAATGTTTGTTTTACCCTACCATAGTTGATTTTTGTTAATGCTTGATCAGCGTATAAAGTAAGTTTGCTACTAAAATTAACTAATAATCCGTCTGATCCTATCTTACCGCCCGTATAGTAGTTGCATAGAACCGACTCAAATTCGTGCTTTTCTCTAATTGACTTTGAATCATAATCAGGAAATAGGTTATCTATGATCCTTATCTTGGATAACAATTCATCTTTATTATCTTTTATATTTGCTTTACGAAACTGTGATGGCATCATTTTAGGATCCTATTCTGATAAATACTCTTATATTTAGTGAGATACAATATGGCTTATCCAGAACCAGTAGAAGTTTCCCCGTGGTACCTGCGCAACATCACGCAGGCTCTTGAACTTGATAGTGTAACAGGTCAAGTCCATGTGCGTTCCAGCATAGTGGGCGGTAATGTCACTATAGCAGGCAATGTTATTGTCAGTAATGTTACAGTAGATGGTATCGGAAATATTGATGTTTCTGGCAATACAATGCCGGTCAGCGGCAACATCAACATTGATGCAGGTAATGTTACAGTATTACAAGGAACTGATCCTTGGATCGTTGAAGGTAACGTTAATGCTAACGTAACTGGTAATGTCAATATTGACAACACTGTTGAAGTCACACAGGGCACAGATCCTTGGATCGTATCAGGCAATGTAGGCATCACAGGCACAGCAAGTGTAGCATTTGCTGATGAGGCAACAGACGCATTCGGCCGTTTGCGTGTAAGTAACCCGTATACACTATATGATACTCAAGCAAGATATTACGACCACGAACAGTTTAGTTCAAATATTGCCGGAACAGCAAACGTAGTTTATAATAGTAACTCAAGCACATTTGAATTAAACGTTGGTACAGGTGTTAATGATAGCGTATTAAGAGAAACAACAAAAACATTCCCATATCAGCCTGGTAAGAGTTTATTGATATTCCATACATTCTGTATGAATACACCAAAAGCAAACTTGCGCCAACGAGCAGGTTATTTTAGTCAAGATAATGGCATATTCTTTGAAGTCAATGGTACTACATTGAACATGGTCATTCGTAGCAAGAGTACAGGTATAGTAGTAGAAGATAGAATAGCACAGGCAAATTGGAACGGTGACAGGTTGAACGGTGCCGGCGGTGCTTACAATCCTAGTGGTATCACATTGAATCCAGCATTAGATCAGATATGGTTCTGTGATATTGAATGGTTAGGTGTAGGTAGCGTTCGTGTTGGATTTGTTATCAACGGCATATTCATTACTTGTCATACATTCAATCATGCCAACACACCAAGCACTCTTACTGCTGATAACACTACAACATATATGACAACTGCTACATTGCCATTGCGTTATGAGATAACAAACACTGGTGCAACAGCATCAGCAAGCATGTTACGACAGATTTGCTCAAGCGTATTGAGCGAAGGTGGATTCCAATTAACAGGATCAGGCAATCCAAGAGCAGCCTCACACATTATAGGTAGTCCTGTAAGATTACCAAACGATAATAGTTTTTTACCTGTTATCGCTATAAGATTGAAAAGCACTATGCTTGATGCAGTAGTCGTACCTATCAACTATAGTTTAGTACCTGTATCACAGAGTATATTCCAATTCCGTGTTTATAAACGAGCCATAACAAGTGGTGGTACATGGGTAGATAGCGCGGCAGACAGTGCCGTTCAATATAATCTTGCTCCAACAGCATTGGTCAGTGGAGATATCGCAGAGCAGTCATTCATTAACTCAAGTAATCAAAGCAGTAGCGCACCTACACAAGAAGCATTTGGCTTTGAATATCAACTTGAGCGTGAACCATTCACGGGTACTCCATATGAATATGTTATTATGATGGCTACTACAGGAACTAATATGGATGTATATGCAAGTTTAGAGTGGCAAGAAATAACATAAAATAAGGTAAAGTTATACTTACCAAACAAAAATAATTATAAGGTGAGGGAATATGAAGAAGTTTTTGATAATTATACCATTGATATTATTAGCAGGTTGTGAATTTAAATACCGCTATGAATGTCAAGACCCAGAAAATTGGGGCAAAGCGATGTGTAGTAGTGATGTCTGCAAAGCAGAAGGGGATTGTGTAACTGACCTATTAGGATTTACCCCTACTGTAGCAGAGCAATTTAAAAAAGCAGATGGTGAGCCTGATGTTCCAGGATTTGCAAGGAAATTTACTAGACCTAATGACCAGAGTATAAGTAATAATGGAGATTGCAAACCACAGAGTCAAGGTAACACATTTAAGGGAAATCAATCAAATACATTTAAAAACAGTCAACCAAATACTTTTAGAAATAATCAGCAACAAAACACATTCAAACCTGCTGATACTTTTAAAAGACAAAAGACTGAAGAAGATGTAGTTGGATCAGTCGATCAAGATACTAATGAAAGACCACTAACTATGAATACGATTGTTGAGACCTCAGGTCATAACAATGCAACAAAAATTAACAAATGGTAAGAGGAAATTATGTTTAGCGGAAAAAGATATACAGAAGCAGAATTACAAGCAAGAATGCGATTCATAATCGGTGTTCTTCTTGCTATGACATTGACGGGCATTGTATTTGTGGTGCTTTATTCATTGATCTTTGTCACACAACCATTAGGTGGTCAAGCACCAAACGATGCTGAGTTCTTTAAACTCATCACACCTATAGCAACGTTCTTGACAGGTATATTGTCAGGTATCATGTTAGGCAAACCTAATTCACATGATGAACAACAAGAACAACCTGAGTTAGGTCCTCACAGAGAACCTATGATGTTAGATGATGATAAGGATCATATAGCATGAGTCTAAGGGCTTTACAAGAAAAGATAGGCGTAGATGCAGATGGTGCTTGGGGTCCAGGCACTTTTCGTGCGGCAATGGCTTACTTTGAATTAAGCCCTGCAAGAGCCGCACACTTCTTTGCACAGACTGCGCATGAGAGTGGTGGATTCAAAGCGTTCAGCGAGAATCTAAATTATAATGCAGCCGGATTACGAGCAATATTCGGTAAATATTTTCCTGATGATTCAACAGCCAATCGTTATGCGAGACAGCCTGAAAAAATAGCGAACCGTGTTTATGCATCAAGAATGGGAAATGGCAACGAGAGTTCAGGCGATGGATGGTTGTATCGTGGTCGCGGAGCATTACAGTTGACAGGTAAAGACAACTATTATGCTTTCGCACAGTTTTGTGGTAGACCTGATGTCATGAGCAATCCTGATATCGTTGCTACAGAACTAGCATTTGAGAGCGCATTTTTTTTCTTTGAAAGAAATAAGTTGTGGAACATATGCGATCAAGGCGTGAGTGATAGTGCTATATTATCATTAACAAAACGTATCAATGGTGGCACTCATGGTTTGGCTGATCGTAGCGAGAAAACAAAAAAATATTTTATGTGGACAGCAGGTGCAAGTCCTGTCGTGGCAGTTTCCGCTCCTTCAGCGCAAGATAATGAAGAAGAAAATACTTCAAGACCAGAAGAGTTTTCAGTCACGCCTGATATGCAGTTAAGCGAGCATTTTAATCTAAGAGAGTTCACAAGATCCGAGACTGCTATGCGTAAAGGAATAGATAACACACCAGGTCCAGTACATGCAAAGAATTTACAAAAAGTTTGTGAAAACATACTTGAACCAGTTCGTAACAATTTTGGCCGCCCTGTTCGTATTAACAGTGGCTATCGTGGTCCCGCTCTTAACGCAGCCGTCGGCGGAAGCAGTAAAAGTCAACATTGCAATGGACAGGCTGTAGACTTTGAGATCGATGGATTACCTAATCCTGAATTAGCGCAATGGGTAGTAGACAATTGTGAGTTTGATCAGATCATATTAGAATTCTATAATCCTAAAGAAGGTCCTAACAGCGGATGGGTACATGCTAGTTATGTCGAAGGCAACAATCGCAGACAGATAATGACTGCTGTACAAGAGAACGGTAAAACTGTTTATAAGTCGGGATTCGTTGTTTAATTATTTTGCATGGCTGTAGATACATTAATCAAAGATCCGTATACAAAAACTGTCTTCAAGACCGATAAGGAATTAGACGATTTTGTAAAGTGCTGTGATCCTAATTTGGGTTATCTGTACTTCATGGATAATTTCTTTTACATACAGCATCCTACACGTGGTAGCATGTTGTACCATCCATATGAGTATCAAAAACGATTGATCGATGTTTATCATAACTATCGCTATTCAATCGCACTCATGCCTCGACAATCAGGTAAAACAACAAGTGCTGCCGGTTATCTATTATGGTATGCTATGTTTGTACCTGATAGCACTATTCTTATTGCCGCACACAAATATGCAGGTGCGCAGGAAATCATGCAACGTATTCGCTATGCATATGAAGCATGTCCTATGCATATCAAAGCAGGTGTAGCGACATACAATAAAGGTAGTTTATTCTTTGATAATGGTAGCCGTATCGTATCAGCCACGACAACTGAAAATACTGGTCGTGGTATGTCTATCTCATTGTTATATCTTGACGAGTTCGCGTTCGTGAGACCAACAATCGCTGAACAGTTCTGGACTTCTATCACACCAACTCTAGCAACTGGTGGTAAGGCTATCATTACAAGTACTCCAAACAGTGACGAAGATCAGTTCGCACTGATATGGAAGGGTGCTAACAAGACTGAAGACGAATTCGGGAATAGGACTGACGTAGGGAAAAACGGATTCAAATCTTATAGAGCGTATTGGCACGAACAGCCCGGTCGTGATGAAAAATGGGCCGAAGAAATGAAGTCACAATTAGGCGAAGATCGTTTTAATCGTGAAATCGGTTGCGAATTCATCATAGCAGACGAGACATTGATCAATCCTAACACACTAATACAGTTAGAGGGCGCTGAACCTATCAATCGCATGGGGCAGGTACGTTGGTACAAGAAACCAACTAAAGGTAATATTTATGTAGTTGCATTAGATCCTAGTCTTGGTACTGGAAGTGACCCTGCAGCCATACAGATATTTGAAGCGAACACGACTACACAGATAGGTGAATGGAAGCATAATAAGACAGAGATTCCGCAACAGATCAAATTACTCGCCGATATCAATAAGCATATAGTAGAGTGTACCGGGGAACCTAATAATCTATACTACAGCCTAGAGAACAACAGCATAGGTGAAGCGGCATTGATATCATTAAATGAGTTCGGGGAAACCAACGTTCCGGGCATATTCTTCAGCGAATATGGTAAGAAACGCAAAGGATTTAATACTACGCAAAAAGTCAAATTAACGGCATGTGCTAAGTTTAAGACACTACTAGAATCTAAAAAGATGAAGTTACATAGCAGACCATTGATATCAGAGTTGAAGACTTTCGTAGCACTGGGAGGAAGTTATGCGGCCAAAGTAGGAGAAAATGATGATCTTGTCATGGCCTCATTGTTAATAGTGCGTATGCTACAGCAATTACAAGAATTTCATCAGGATATTGAAGGACACATGCGTGACCATGAAGAATTCACCCCTCCCCTGCCGTTTTTCGCAGTCATAAGTTAAGATAGAGACTAAATACAATATGCCAGTAAGTTATGATACACTAAACAGAGAATTGCACGATGTCTTGCGTAGCAGGGGTTACGACCCTATAAGCCTAGATAGCAAGGGCGACCCAACGGATGATGTAGAAGAAGCAGACGTTTTTAGATTTAGCGTCACTGACGAAGATGATAACAAAATCAACGCTTGGGCAACAGTGGAAGGTAATGATCTGGTACTATATATTGACGATACTTTCGTCAAGCATAAAGATTTCGAACCATTTACACAATTTCTTAAGAGATGGTCGCAACGTAAACTATTAGGATTTGATGTTTCTAACAAAGATAGATTGTTGGGTGACATGAAAAAGAGGACGATTATGAATAAAAAAGAACAGGTTTTAGAAGGTTACTTTGCTATGGGCAAGAAAGCAAGTTATAGCGATAATGTCCCGCAAGTAAAGATCATATTACAACACACCCGTCAAATAGAAGAGGGTGAACAACGTTTTCGTAATGTTGCTAGAATATTTGTAGAAACTACCAACGGTGAAAGATTCTTATTGCCGACTAATCGTCCAGGACTAGCAAGAGTTTATGCACGACACATTGCAGAAGGTGGTACTCCTTATGATGACAAAGGTCGTCATATCACTACATTAGTAGAAGAATATTCACAGATGGCAGGATTCGTTCGTGCCACACGTAATGGACAATTCAATGAATCAGCATTGGCATTAGTCAATGAAGGATTAAATCATTATAACACACTACGTATGACATTACAGGGTATGGCTAGCCATCGTGGTTATAACAATTACTTTGAGAGTTATACACCTGTATTAAATGAAGAAACAGACGATGATGTTTCATTGAATGAATTGTTTGTACAAGAGACATTAGACCCACGTATCGAAAGTGTGATGCCAATATTAAAGAGATTGTCAAAGAACATCACTGAGATGTCTGCTGTCAAAGAACTTGATGAGTGGGCAAAGTCAATCACTGAAGTAGAAGATGAGACTACAAAAACATTAGCAGAACCTGCTGAAGAAATGTTAGATGAGGCACCCGGTGCCGAAACATTAAAGCACAATCAAGATACAGAAAAATCAAATCTAAAAGCATTTGATTTGGCTGAAGAAGAAGTTGACGAAAGTGGATTACAAGCCTATCTCGGCAAAAAGAAATATGGCGAGAAGGGCATGAAGGCATTACAACAAGCAGGTCGTGAAGGTGCAGGCAAAGAAGAAATGGCTAAACTACGCGCCAAGTTTGATAAGTTGGAAGAAGTAGAAATGGAAGAAGGTGTTATAGGCAATATGGTTAACAAGGCTAAAAGCATGTTTACAAAACCTGGACAACCGACAGCAGCACCTGCTCCGGCTGCTCCTATAGTTCCAAATGCAGCCACACAAGCAAGAATTGCGGCAGCACCTCAAGGATATGATCCAAACACTGGTAAGCCACAAGTTGCCGCAAAGGCAGCACCTGGTGCAGTACAAAAAGGTGGCACAATGGATATGACTAAAAAAGTCACACCAGTAGCAAAACCAGCGGCAGCACCTGCTCCGGCAGCGGCACCAGCACAAAGTGATTACTCTCCGCAAGAACTTGCACAAATCAACAAAGACCTTGTTGCCATGAATGATACAGAGTTAAACAAAGCGGCCGCAAGAACAAACTTAGATCCAACAGTCACAGCCGCAGTTAAAGCCGAAGTGGCAAGAAGAAAAGGTGTAGCAGAAGATTTAGATGCTAACCAAAAACGTGCAGGACAATTAGGCCCAACTGAAAAGGTAGGACCAAAAGGCGCTGTAGGTAAACTAGTTGGTGCTAGCGAAAGCCGCGAATTTGCCGACATCAAAAGACTAGCCGGTTTGTAGGAGATATTAAGATGAGTCCTCATGAATTAGATGAAAAAATAAAAAGGTTAATTCTTTCGGTGAAGAATAATTTAATCACTAAACGAAAAGCCATTAATAGCTTGCTGGCTCATAAAGAAGATGGTTTCTCCACAACCGATCAAAGTATCCACAATCACATGGTAAAAAAGATTGACCATGCTGTTGAAGTGTTGAACCGATTTTAATTTACCCAATACACAATAAATTAATATATTTTACTCTTCAATAGGGTATAAGTATTATTGACACACGATGACATTAGTGTATAATGACATCATGTGTTAGTTGTCTCCGACAACAAAACATAAAACACATTTAGGCTCAAATTAGGCATTTTTTAAAGGAGAAACAAAATGGCAAGTCTAGCAGATATCCGTGCCCGTCTCGCGGCACAAGAAAGTAAGAA